TCTAAATCTACTGCCTGAGTAATACTTATGAATCCTACTTTAGTAGCATCTGTAGTCGGATAGCTGTTTTTAGCATTGTTAGTCGCTATGTTACTTTCCATAGTGTCAAGGTCAACAGCTTGTGTTATGCTAATAAAACCTACCTTAGTTGAATCTGTTGTTGGATATGAGTTCTTTAGTGTGTTTGTAGCTACATTTGTGTTAGCAGATACTCTTGCTTCTGTGTAGTATAAATTAGTTGTACCCTCTGAAATATCATCAGTGTCAAGTACTACATCGCCTGTTTGGGTGTTTACACTATCAACAGCAGCAGTAGGGATAGTTGGCTTACCAATAATATAAGCATCACTATTAGTATCTGTTTCGTTCCAATTAGCTTGTACGTTAACTTCTGCTCCTGTCTCTATACCAGCAAGTTTTGTGCTACTAGTTGAGTCAAAACTAATCTTAGCTGTATTTGTTGCAACGTCTGTATTCGCTGATACTCTTGTGTCTGTATAATAAAGATTTGTTGAACCTTCCGTAAGCTGATCAGTTGATGTAGGATTGACTTCTGCACCTACTTCTATTCCTGCAAGTTTAGTTGCATCAGTCGTAGGATAACTATTCTTTGCAGTGTTAGCTGTAATTGCGTCAGCTTGTTCAGTTGTAATTCCTACCTTAGCCGTGTTAGTTGTAACATCAGAGTTTGCAGATACTCTTGCGTCGGTAAAATATAAATTAGTAGAACCTTCAGATAATTCGTCTGTAGAAGTAGGATTTACTTCAGCACCACTTTCAATACCAGCTAATTTTGTAGCATCCGCTGTAGGATATGAATTTTTAGCTGTATTGGCTATAATAGCATTTGATTGATCAGTAGTAATTCCTGTTTTTGCTGTATTGGCTGATACTGCGCTATTTGCTGCTACACGAGTATCGGTATAATATAAGTTTGTTGTTCCTTCTGATACATCATCAGTATCTAAACTTACTGCGCCTGTTTGTGAATTTACTGAGTCAACTGTATTTACTTGTGCTCCAGTTTCTATTCCTGCTAATTTAGTACTGCTTGTAGAATCAAAGCTTATTTTAGCATTATTAGTTTCAATATCAGATGCTTGCTGAGCTGTTATACCGGTTTTAGCAGTATTTGCAGCAACTGATGTATTTGCACTTACTCTACTTTCAGTGTAATATAGATTTGTAGTTCCTTCGGATATATCATCTGTATCTAAAACAACATCTCCAGTTTGACCATTTACAGTATCTATAGGTGCTGTTTTTGAATCAGCATAACTTTTAATTGCTGCTGTAGTTGGTATTGTAGTATCGTTATTATTGTTTTCAATACCATCAGCTAGATTAACTAATTTTGTTATAGTTATATCTTCTCCTGTATCTTTTAATGATCCAAACTCAATAGTACCGTTTGCTTTTAAATTTCCGTTTGTATCTAAGTATACACCAGAGCCAGTACCCTGGCCATCAGTAATTTCTTTTTGGCTAGAATTTAAGTTACCATTATCCTCAGTTTTTAATAAACTTTGGTAGGTATTTTTTATTCTTTTATTTTGTAATGTAGCCATATTTACGAGCAAACAGCGTCAATAACATCTTGAATTGTAGCTTTGTTAGAATTATCTCCGAACCAAGTCACGCAATAAATCTTTCCCCAATCGTTTGTTATTGTCATTTAAGTATTTTTTTAGTTTAACTATATTCTCTTGTTTTGGTTTATATCTTATAACACCCATCCTTCAAAACTTGCATCTTTATCAGGATATACATCACCGTTTGAGTTTGACGTATATTCTGGAAAAATATCTTGGTTAAAACTCATATAAGATATAAATCTTTCAGTATAATACTGAGCCAAGTCTCTTTCTTTTTCTATTAAAAAATCAACTTCGTTTTTTGGCACACCATCAGAATTTTCTGAAGTATGCTTATATACACCTTTATTTGATATTGTATAACTAGCAAAAGGTAAATACTCAACCATAGCCCAATGTATAACCATAGGCTTTACATAAGTATTAACTAAAGTTAAATAATTACCAGTTAAATCACTATCAATAATGTCTTGACTAATTTTATCAAATAAATCTGTACCTAAATAATTTTGTATGTGTAGATCTTGAGCTATCTTTACAAACTGAATAAATTTGTCAGTATCTACATTACCATTTAAAGCTGTATATCTTACTAAATCGTTACGGGTTATAAATAGTGCTGTTGCCATAGTTATATAATTCCTCTAATTCTTGCATCTGATACTTTATCCGTACCTTTTGATTTTTTGGGTTTGTAATTTGGGTGGTGTCCGTTATTTGGCATATCCTTTGGCGCTTTACGTGCATCTTTATAACCTCTAGGTGTAGGTTTATATGTCTTAGGAATATCATCAACCTCTTTGTAGTTTCTAATATCCTTTTTCATAGTTTTAGACTTTAGTCTATAAAGTACTTCTTGCCATACATGTCCGCAATTTACTCCGCCTTTGAATCTAAATAAATCATAAGCTTTTCCTTTATGTCCAAAAGACTTATTTACACCTGCATTACTTGCCTTGTCAATATCTTCTATTCTATATACTACACCTCTACCGCTTCTGCTCATCATAATACGGCAAAATTGTCTTGATTTGCCAGATGAGTATTTAGTATCGTACTTATATCTTACTTTGTATAATGATTTGTCTAAATAACTAAAGCCACTTTTTTTAGAATCAATACTTGTTTTTTCTAAATTTTCTTGCTTTGACTCTATTAAGTTACTAGCCCAAGCTTCGACGTCATCATTGTCTTCTGAGTATTCCCTTGAGTCAACTTCTTCCCAACGATTAGATATTGTTTCACCTCTTAATTCGTCTAGTATAATATCAAACTCTTCGTCTGTTAAATCTTCTTTAGATAATTCACAGCAATTTTTTTCTAAGTCGTGAGTTTCACAAGGCATATAATATGTAACACCATCAAGTTTGTGTTCGTGATAGCCTTTGCATCCCATTTCTTTAGCAACAGCTTCAGCTTCTTCTTTTGTTTCGTAAGCAGTTCTGCCATCTATTTCTTTAGACATTTTAACACCAGTCTCTTCTTCTCTTTGCTCTTCATTAACAATATCATCTGTTTCTGTAAACTCGAGTGGCTGTAATGTTCTAAAATATAAATTTAAAGAAATACCGTTTACAGCAAGAACAGCATCAAAACAATCAGTTAACAGTTCTTGATACGGTTTTATTACGATATTATCAAATAATAAAGTAGCAGTCTTAATCTCGTCTGCATTATTACCAAGACCAGAGTTACCATCTTTAACACCGATTAAAAGTGGCGATGTTACTCTATGTGAAATAATTAATTTCTTTACACATTCATTAGATAGATATTCATAATGTTGTGGTGCGTCGTTAAGTGGTATATCGTCTACTGTAGTTTTAGACTCTGCATTATTGTTAAATGCTACAATTACTTTTTCTCCACGTGATCCAGTTAGCTTGCCAAGTACATCATCTTTTACTTGCATTTGCTTTTCTCTATCTGGTATACCGTTGTTAAAGTTAACTACTTTTGTACCTGAGAATCCGCATTGTACTTCATTGATTAAGTAGTCAGCAATTTCTTCTTCTAGTTCTGCATAAGCCAATCCACCTTGATAATCTACAGGTGCATAATAGTCATATCCAGATACATATCTTTTAATTATTTTAATCTCTGACTCCTTGCCGTTACCATAGCCGAACGTAGGGATCCTTTTAGGTTGTTCTGAGGGCTTTATTTTTTCCCAGTTATGGTGATAATAGTAAGCTTCAATTTGGCCATCCTCGTTGCATTTTTCTGCTCTTAGAGTTTGTCTTGGAAAGTGTTCAGCTTTATATACTTTTCCATTTTTATAAAGAATCTGCATAGATGCTTCACCAAGTAGCTTAAGATCTAATACAGTTTTTCTAACACAATCACTAGAAAAAATAGATCTCATTTGTGCATACTCATCAGGCTTTTTAGACGAGTTAGTAGCATCTAGTCCTTTACCATAAATCATATTAACAACACCATTAATAATAGCATTGTTTGTAGCAGATCCATTATAGCGGTCTATGATATATTGATAATAGTTGTTATCAGTACCATAATTTACCCAATCTTTGTTTTTGTTTTCAGATATCTCAGGTCTATTGTAAGCCGCTAAGTTTAATATATGTAAATTATTCATAAATTATAAATTCGTTATCAGATTGATGTGCTTTATAATTGTTGTCTCCAGCTTGCCATACACCTTCAATCAAATTCCAGTATGATAGTGCTTGTTCCCAATAATCTCCAACAACTTCATTTGTACAAAATATCTTATCTTTAAATATAATATCGTTGTTTTTCTTAATAGTTAAAATATAGTAATTATTTTCAACCAAAGTAAACACGTCAGAGTAAGTATTATAATAATCATTTGAACCAAACGTTGCTGTATTCTGAGTGTAAATCTCTTTATTTTGAGTCTCACTAAAAATAGAAACATTGTATATTGCTGTCCCAGCAGCTTCATACTCTCTAGGTATAAATTCAAAGGTTTGAGAATCAGTTGTACTTTCTAATACTATCATATTATAATAATAAAAAAAAGTTGTTTTTGTTATTTTCTTATAATAAAAAAGGGGCAAAAAGCCCCTTAATTAATTAAGTAAATCAGTTATTAAAAATCAGATCCAGATGTGATAGTCAATGCAGTTGAACCAACAACCATACTTAAACCATCATTTGAATCTACATTAATAAAGTTAGCAGGCAAAGTTTCTTGACCAGAAAAAGTAAGAGTATATCCACTTAAATCGGCCATCGCAGCTCCAGTTACAATAGTTCCTCCGGTTACTTCACTTCCGTGCTCACGTCCAACTAAAAAATAATTATCATTGTAGTCACGTACAATAATTTGAGGACGATTATAAGCTAACAATTTCACTTCTTTATTATCTGCAGCAGATAGTTTTTTAAGTGTTAAATTTAATGTTTGCTCAAAGTAAGTAGTACCATTTTCTCTAGAGCTTGTAACTGCCTGTTCAAAAGACGAATTGCCTTTTAGTTCGTATTTAAAAACAGTTCCTGAGGTCTCATCGAAGTTGTCAACTGAATCATCAGCTGTTAGGTTAGTACCAGTGGCATTTAAGTCTCCAAAGTCTCCAAAGTAAACTTCTTTAAGACCACCAACGCTATCCTTGCAAGGTTCAATTCTACCTTTAGTTAATGCACAAGCCATAGTTATTTTATTTATTAAAAAGGGTAGGCAGGATATTACCTAACCTACCCCTTTATGTTAGTTATTATTATGCTAAAGTTTGTAGTACCAAATCACTACCGATACCATATTGAATACCAGAAGTAAATCGCATAACTACACGGACATTTTGTGATCCATCGAGATCAGCCATGTCAATAACTTTAACCTCATTGTGGTCAGCCAATAAACCGGTACCGAAGTAAAGGTTAGAAGCTTCACCAGCTACGATGTGGTTAGCAGGCATTCCAGGTGCATGTTGGATTTTAATACCTTCAAAAGAAAGTGCATTACCCATATTGTACCATTGTTGACCTTTATCATCAGTACCAGCAGCACCTTGTCCACCAGAAGCAAATCCACCAAGTGCACGTACATAAGCCTGAAGGGCTACAGTAGGTACGTAAAGTGTTAGATCTTCTTTTCCATAGACAGCAGAAGGAACTCCATCAACAACATTTCCAAGCAAACTTACGATGTTTGAAGATGTATAAGAAGTTTCAGAACCATTAGCAGCGTCTACAACGTCTCCATCAGCAGCCATAAGAACAGTGAATCCGTCAAATTCTCCAGCGTTAGCATTAACTCCACCCCAAATATTTTGCTCAGTTTTTTCTGCTACTTTAGCAGCAACGTGACCTAGCAAAAAGTCAGAGAAAGAAGGAGGAAGATTATCAAATGCAGAATATCCCATCTGAATCGCTTCCCAATCGTTACGGAAGTCTTTCTTACAAAGCTCAAGGTTTACTTGAAATTCTTCTGGTTGTAGAATTCTTTCAGTAAGTGTTAAAGCACTAGAAGTTTCAGTAAAGTCGCAAGTACCATCCGCAATGATATTGGTAGATGCAACCTTTTTTACTACTTCTTTGAATTTTACATTAGGCTTTACAGTGATAGCACCTTCAGCCAATGTCTTACCGCTTAGTAAAGCAGCAGAGATATATTTCCCTGCAAACTCACCAGCGTAAGTCGAAGTGATACTGGCAACTGAGCCAGTCAAATTTACATTGTGGTTACTCATTTTTATTTATTTAAATTGTTAAATACTCTATCAATCGTTGAAAATGCTCTTTTTTGTGAGAACAAATTCATCTTCTTTTCAACTGAAGCCTCTGGAGAATGTGATACTTTTTGTACTGGCTCTTCAGATAACTCAGTTTTTTCTTGTGCTGCAAGTTCTTCAGTAACAACGTTACCAAGTTCATCAGCATTCATTTCTTCTTTTTCGATCATAGCTTTAATTTCTTCAACCATTGATTTAATTTCAGCTAGTTCTTCTTTAGTAGCATATTCAGCTTCAACTTTTTCTTCTTCTTCTGCTTCTACTTCTTCTTCAGCAGCTTCTTCTTCTTCAGCTCCACCTTCTTTGATCTCAGCAATTATACCTTCTTCAGTTACTACTAACATTTTTCCATCTTCGAGTTCGTATTCACCAACTGGTACAGCGACCTTCTCGTCTTCTGTTACGATAAATACTTCTCCTCCAGCTTCAAAAGACTCAGCTTCTAAAACTGTTCCATTTTCAAGCTTCATTTGAGCAAGCTCAACATTTTCAGCTTCGACTTCCATTCCTAGGAGTTCTTTTACTTGGTTTAACATATCATTCGCTTTCATTATATTATATATTTGTAGCAGTTATTACAATTCTATTTATATCTGAAGAAACTTTACTTAAAAGATTATAAGCATCTTTAATTTCTTCTTTTCTAGCATCTAATGGTGCTGTTGTAATACCAGCTTCCTGCATATCTTTTTTAAGTTTATCAATATCAGAACCTGCTCTCATTAACGCTAATTGGTCGTCATCTATTTCTTTTAAACTTTCTTTTGCGTTTTTTACAGCTCTAGATAAATTCTCTTTAGCCTCTTTTATTCTAGTCTCTACTCCGTCTCTAAATCTAGCTGCGTTTTTAGCTTTGCTAATAAGTTTATTAGCTTGCTGTAAAGACAATTCTACTTTTTCAGTAGCTAACTCAGTCTTTGGTAGTTTACTAAATATCTTTTTTACCTGTGGTTCCATAATAATATAATAATTTAATTTTTATTTGTTATATTTTGCCAATACCTTGAGCTTGATAGCTACCATCACAACATTTACGTGAGTAAGTATTATCTTTACATAGACAAGCTCGTTTGTTTGTTTTAGGACTTGTATAAAATCTTTTAAATCTATCGTACATTTTTCTCATTTGCCTTGTCCTCTATATCTTTGTTTATATCCGTTTTGTCCTTTACTAGCATTCTTGCTATGTACACCAGGTCGTTTAGACCTACTTGATGGTGTATAATTACTTATGATCTTTTTTGCCATTAGTCTATAGGTACGCAGTTAGGTACTTTACGTCCGTTTTTAATTTTAAAGCCTACCATTTCGTAGCCTTCCCAACAAGGTTCTTTAAGATCAATTACACCAAGTTCTTTTAGTTTACTTTCAGCCCAACGTTTACCAGCTTTACCACCCCAAAGTAAATAGCTTATAGTACCACATGCTTTAGAGTCACCTTCATCGTAATACTCTTCTGCTCTTGACAAGTAACTATGCATACGTTTTATTGTTTGTACACTGATAGCTTTTCCTTGTGCTAATTGTTGTGCTCTTACTTTACCTACTTGTGTAGCACATTTATTATTTACCTTCTCGTTTAATTCAAGGCCTCTCTTTGCATTGTTTTTTACACCAGATGGATAATCACTATAGGACTCTAATTCCATCGTCTGGCCACTCTTATAACGTTTATCTTTTTTGATAATACCTTTAATAGTTGCAAGCAAGTATTCTGCTTCTTCGTTTTCTATCTCAGCAAGCTCGTCTTTTATTGATTTATCTTGCGGACGTTCTATTTTATCTGCAAAGTAACCTTCGATTGAAAATCCTTTGATCTTACCAGCTTTTACTTCTTGCCAAACTTCTTCGTTGTTTACTTTCATAGATACCATCCAAGTTCCGATTGGTACATCTAGTCCGTATTTACGTGATTTATCTTGTTTGTCATCTTCTACTAACCAAGACTCTACAACGCTCATTCCTTGTAATGGAGTCTGATGCTCAAATGTAGAATTATTTTGCTTACCACGCATTAAGAATAATTCACTAGCTTTTTTTACAGTGTTCTTAGAAAAATAAATATAATACTCTTTATCTTCGTTTTTTCTATAAATTGGCTTGTTAGGAATTAATGCAGGTCCCATTAGTATACGCTTTTCAGCATCTACTTCTGCTAACTTAAATTCTTGGTTTTTTAAAGCAACAAAGTCTTCTTCTATTGCTGGATTTTCTACGACTGATATCGCGTCAATACCTGAGTATTCATTCTCGTCGTCTATAAAAAGCTCTACGATGTCCATATTAATATAATAATAGTTTATTTAATTTGTTATCCAATTGATGCACCTTGTACAATGTTACGATCTAACTCTTGAGCTGTGCTAACATCGTTTGATACTACAAATGCTTTTACTGGTTGTTGTTGTTGTCCTCCTATAGCTTCGGCTAATTGATTTGTTTCGCTTGCTCCTACTATATTAAACGCTGGTTCTTGTGGAGCAGCTACAGCCGGCGCGGATGGTGTACTTACACTTGGTATATTAACACCGCCACCCATAGTACCTATTCCACCTTTAGCTTTACTAACCGCTTGTTTTATACTTGCTCCAATACCTACAGCTTGTGCTGCATAAGCAATTAACAATGGAACGTTCTGTGGAAAACCAGCTTTTAATGTTTCAGCAAATCCAGTAGCTGTAGATGCACCTGCCCCTGCAGTATCAACTGCAATTTTTTGTAAAGCTGTTTTAGCATTTTCAATCATTTCTTGTCCAGCTATTAATTGTTTAGCTACTAATGCTGCTTTACCTGCTGCTGTTTCTGCACCTACAATTCCAATAATAGCATCCGCTGCTGCAGCTTTATTATTTATTCTTTGCTGTTCTATATCAGCTTCTTTCTGTAGTCTTTCTTCTTCCTTTTCTACTCTTTCTTCTTCCGTCTCGCCCTCTAAGTCTTTTTGTTCTTTTTGTAAAGCAATTCGGTTTGATATTTGCTCTGATCTAAAACCTTCTATTTGAGCCAATACAGCTTCTCTTTCTTGCTGTGCTTCTAGTAAAGCAATATAATTTTCTTGACTTTGGTTTTTATCGTACTGAGCTTGTGCTGCTGCAATCTGTATGTCTACTTGATCCAGCATTGCTTGAGTTTGTTCGTCTAATACTGCAGCTAAATCATCATTAGCTTTTATTCTTTCTTCTATGCTTTTAGTATCATCGTCTCTTATTTGTCTAAGCTTTTCTGCTTGTCTATCATAAGTCTCAATAAGTCCTTGTTGTTTTACTCTTGCAATTTCTGCTGACTTTCCTAATTGTACATTTGTAGCAGCTGCGGATATAGTTTGTGTCACATAATCTTGTGTAGCTTTAGCAGCTTTGTTTATACTATCACCAACTTTCTCTACAGTACCATCAACGCCAGATATAACATCAACAAATTCAGTAGCTGCATTTTTAGCCTCTTCTGCTGCACCTGAAAAATCACCTTTAAAAAATTTAACAACTGCTTTTGCAGTATAACCAAGAGTGTCTACTAAAGATACAAATCTTTCTACTAAATTATTTTTAATAGCTATTCCTAAATCTCTTATAGACCCAAGTGGATCATCAAATATAGCTGTAAAAAATCCAGTAAATCGATCAAAGTTATTTATAACAAAATTAGCAAAGTCATTAAAAGCTAAAGATACAACTTCAAATGCTGTAGCAAATGTATCAGCAACAGATTGGTTCTGTTCAAATATCTCTTTAAGTTTAGCAAACGCAGCAATAACTACACCAACACCAGCGGCTTTTAAAGCAACACCAACACCTTTTATCCCTTTACCTGCTTTCTTAGCGCCATCGTCAAGATCATCTAAGCCTTTACTAGTATCTGCTAATTCTTCATTAAGACCTTTAATGCCTTGTTCAAGATCATCTATTTTATCTATGGCCTTACCTGTTTTAGCTTCTAGCTCTACTGTTATTACTTTTGCCATTTTATTTCTCTTTTAAATTTTTTATATGCTCCTTTTACTGATGTAGGTAATTTATATTTGCCTTTGGCAATATGTATGTTTTCAGAATTATGTTCTGTTAGCTTTAACCCTTCTAGTATTATCTCAATCATAATTCATTTAATAGTTCTATGTTTGATTCGCCTGTTGCTAAGTTTGTTTCTATGCTGTTGATCTTATACCTTTTACCATTGATATCAAACCTATCAGCAAGTGTAAAGTTCAAAAGGATTCTAAGTGGTAGATACGCCTGTACTTTTGTGATTCTGTTCTTTGTATTGAACACATTTGTAATATAGTTGCTATAATAGTTTTCGAATAACGTGCCTGTAAAGCTATTATCGCCTGTGTATTCGTTTAATTCGTTTTTAAAATTTATATTATCAGTAGATGTACTTGAGCTAAACGAAACGCTGTTAGAAGGCATATTGACACTTCCTGAAATTGCTTTGTGAGATTCAT